TATACTTTAACCACATCTATTGTAGATGAACCCGTAAACATAGTAGAGAATGATGCTGAACTTTCAACATCAATAGCAACTTCCATTATATCGTATTTTTGTTGATGTGCTACTAAATCAATATATGCTTTTTTGATTGCCGTATCCCCACCAACTCCAGCTAATGTACCATATTGCTGTGCCATACGAACTGCAGTAGGTAAAAATGAACCATCCACCAATGTTTGTGAATAATTTCCAACCTTACCCTTTGGCTGTCCTCTTAAAATATCTAAGTTATTTCTAAGATTAAATTGATTTACTTGCGCAGAATATTCTGAAGTTGATTCTTCAAAACAAGCGAATATCTGGTCATTGTCCAATTCAATATTTACAATTGGATACCCCAAACGTTTAGCTACCCATGTAGCTGTTTTTGGTGCATCGTTTCTGAATTGAGCATCCCCATCATAAATTCCAAATGGAGTTGATGAGCCTGATATAAATGAACCCGATGTTGAACCTGACCAGTATGTGTTTACAGACATATCTAAAATTTATAGTTTTACTACTATAAATATAGAAATAAAAAAAGAGTGGATATTTCTAACCACTCTTTTAAATTATTTATACTAATCTAATTTTTATTGAACCAGATGTGTGATATAATCCACCCAATGGAACACCACCAGTTGCAGCTTCAGTATCATTTACATAATTCAATGATGCCGATACTTGTGAAAGAATTACATATCCATTTTGAATTTTAACATTATTTGTAGATGTCCATACCGAACCAGAATTGTATAACATACTACCAGTTTGCGTAGATGCCACATCTACATTATGCAACATACCCAATGTAGTTCTCAAATGTGGTCTAACTAATAAAGTACAGTTTACACCTAACATTTTTGTAATTGCAGCAATTGTTGATTTTAAATGAGGCGCAGTAGGTTCTATATTGGTAAGTTTACCCGGTTCGATTGCAGATGGGTAAAGAATATCACCTTCATTCCAATTGTTTCCTGTTTCTCTTATTTGTGAAATAGGAACATCTCTTACATATCCAAACCAAGTTGCAAATCCTTCTTGATTATTGGCAATATCTTCTGTCAATAATCCAACCAAATAATCAGCAGGATATGTACCATCGGCAATTGCCTTTACAACACTAATTCTATTACCTAATGCTACACCGGATGGGTTTATCATTACCAATGTTCCATTTTGCAAATCATCACCACTTTTATTTACAATCGGTGGATAATACAACTCTTGTCCCATTTGTAAAGTTGCAGAATTACCCATTTTTAAATCAACGGTCTTATCAGTTGTATTTGCTGCAAATGTATATTGTGGTAAAGTTGCAGGAATTGAGGATGTATTGAAAGTAATAGATGATGGGTCTATGATAGAACCACTCATATAAATAGAACCGGTAAATCTATGGAAATCATCCGATGTATTACCAAAAATAGTAGAACCACTTTCGTATATAATTGATGCTGAAACCAATGTAGAAACGTTTATATTTCCATTCACATTTAAATTACCATTTATAGTTTGGTTTCCAATAAATGTATTTGAAGAAGTTAAAGCAAATTGATTTACATTAAAGTATCCAAATTGTCCATCAGGTTGTCTGGCTAATACATTTGAATGAGTTCTACGAGTTGAATCATCAATAGTTTGCTCATTCAAATCCCATGCTTTGAATATAATAGTTGATTTTGGTAAAATGTGCGATTCCATATATGAATAAATATAATATAAATATAAAAAAAAAGAGGAAGTATTTCTACTTCCTCTTTAATTTTTACTCTAATCCGTTAAGATTACAAAGTGTTTAAACCTTCAATTACGATTTTACCGTAGAATTCTGGTCTAACAATTTTCTTAGCGTAACGAGTCATAACTCCTCTTCTTGGAGTGAAGTTAGTTGGGTCGTACACTAAAGGAGTCATAATCAACGGAACATATGGAGCGTAAACAGCACCTGTTTCGAAGAAGTTAGAACCTTTGAAACCTAATAAGATAACGTTTTCAGTCATATAAGGGTTCTTATAAACATCGTATCTATTAGAGATTGAACCGATGTTAGTTACACCTGCAGCAAATTGTAAAGCGTCTTTACCAGGATTTGCAGAGAAACCATTCATTGATTCTAAAATAGTTGCTACGTTTGGAGAAACAACAATAAAGTTTGCTCCACCTCTCATAGTCAATTGGTGAATCTTATTAGATACCTTTTGTAATTTGATACCTAAAGTTTGATACCAAGTAGATTTTGTGTATGCTGATGCAGCTGCTGCGTTAGCATCGATTGCAAAAGTACCATTAGCACTATTGTAATCATATCCTACTCTTGCAGACCAGTAATCAGTTGTGAATGCGTTTTGCTGTAACATCTCTAAGATTTCCAAATCAATCTCTAAAGAGATGTATTCAGATAACATTTGAGTTAATTCAGCTTCTGCATCAACAGAGTGGTATGCGTTTAAGTCTTGCGCTAATTCAGGAGTCCAAATTGCTTTCAACTTACGAGTCTTAGCCACGATAGGCTCAGATTTCAATTCTAATTCGATTTCAGGAATCGCTAAATCAGAACCTCTATCTTCGAAATCTCCACGAGAGATATCAGTAGGTTGTAAATGGTATTGTAAAGTTGCACCTACCACTGCAGAACCAGAGAAAGTATCATTAGATGCAATAGTTGCAATAAATGATGCTGAACCTGCGTTAGCTACTGTGAATTGTGGGTAGAAAGTTACGTTTGAACCTGATTGAGCTAAATCAAATGCTCTTACACCATTAACATCAGCATCTGCTGGTAATGCTACGCTTAATTTTCTTACTAAACCAGCTGCATAAGATGCAGAAAGTGCAGAATCAGATAAATCAAAAGAGATATCAGCTAACGAACCAGTTGATAAATAAGCCGCTTTTGCAACAGATGTATCATTGATTGTGTATCCGAAACGTCCTGCTCCGTAAAGACCACCTTCAGTAGCTTGAGTAGAACCCAATTTGTTTCCTGCTGGAGATAAAGAATCTTTACCAAAAGTACCACCGTTACCGAATAAAGAAGAACCAGATGCTGGTCTACCTACTGTTGTATCAGTACCATATTTGAAATCCATATAGAAAATAAGACCTGAAGGTAAGTTCATTGGTTGAACTGAAACGAATTCTTTCGCTGCAATAGAACCGAAGATTCTTCTTACCAATGGTAAAGCTACACCAGCCCACTCTTCTGAACCTGCTGAAGTACCTGTACGAGTTGCCTCATCTAATAATTGTTTAGCTTGGTTTTCTAACATTACTGCCATACCATGCTTAGTTGTTTCAGAACCTGCGTTCTCTAACAAACCTGTTTTTTCCCATTTTGCTTTCAAACCTCTAGTTTGCTCAAGCATTACGCTTTGTGGGTTAGCGCCATTCATTAATTTTTTTAAGTCCATTTTATGTACTTTTAATTTGTTTGTGTGATTAATTACTTAATAATACCTGCTAATTTTTTGAATCTATCTGAAAAATCTGCACCTTCTGCAATTACTTGCTTAGCTGCTGCTGGCTTAGTAGATTTTGTTACTTTACTAGCGATTCCTTCAGAAATTGCTTTTTTAGCGATTTTGTTAGATGAAGTATATTTGAAGTTCTCTGCTAATGTAGAGTATACTAATTTAACTTCTCTAACTGAATTTGTTCTATCCAAAGTTTCAATCACTTTCACTTTTTGTTCGTTAGTCATGTTGTGTGCTCTGAATAATTTGTTTGCGAATAATAATTTTGCATTTAACAAATTAACTTCGTTGATTGTTTTTTGTAAAGATTTGATAGTAGAATAAGCTTCTTTAAGTTCTTCTTCTTTATCTTCTTCAGCCTCATCAACTGATTCTTTGTCATCACCTTTCATATCCGCTTCCATTTCACGAAGAATTTCTTCTAAATCGATAACTTTGTCATCTTCTTTATCAGCTTCTTCTTCTTCGTTAGTTACAACCACCTTAGGGTCTTCGCCTTTGTCAGTACCAGCTTCAGAACCATCTGCTAAATTTTCATTTGCAGGCATTTCTTCTTCTGAACCTTCTTCGTCACCTAATTGTGCTTCTAACTCTCTGATAATAGCTTCCAATGAATTAGCATCATCTGCTTCTTCATCGCCAAACATATCATCTTCTGTTTCTTCAGGTTCCATACCAGTAACATCGTACTCGCCTTCACCTTCTTCTGAATCCATACCCATGTCATCCATGCCCATTTCATCAGAATCTTCTCCTTCTAATTCTGCCAATCTAGCTTTCAATTCTGCAATTTCTGCATCTTTGTCACCTTCTTCATCAGCGAAAGGATTTTCTTCTTCTTCGTTGATATCCGCTACTTTAGTATAATCTGTACCCGCTTGTTCTGGTTTACCACTATCTTTAGCTACACCAACTGATAAATCAGTCATTGCATCTAATGTTGGAGTTGCACCAGGAGTTTCAGCGTATCCAGCTTCTACTTTAGAACCGATACCAGTTGAGTCTAACTCTTCAGTTTGCATTTCATCATCTGATTCCATTTCTGCCTCTGCTCTCAATTTTTGAGATAAGATAGATTGAAGTCTAGGAGTGAAAGCTTCTTCAAGAGCCAACTTTGCGTTTGCTAATGCAGTTTCTTTAACAGCTTTAGCATCGGCGATTGCTTCTTTCAATAATTTTGAATTTGCCATTTGCTTTTTTCCTTAAATTTGTTTGTGAAGTTATTTAGAAAGGAACTCCAATGTAATTATGTCGATTGTTCGGTCACACCTTATAGAGAAGGGTATTCATTAATCAACTATGTCCTAAAAGTAATCCCATATGAGATGGGATATTTGATAATAAGTATATAAATTTTTTAGAAAACTAAAGAAAAACCTCAAATTTCTTTGAGGTTTCAATTTTTTTTTGTATATTATTGGTGATTTACCAATTTATATTTAGTTCTATATAGTAATGATACAACATTATCGATATCATTTTGTATCCAACTATCTTGTAATTTTGGATTCTGTCTTAACTTTGCAACCATACCACATAGTGTTTCAAAGTATTTAATAATATTTTTGATATCATTGTTTTTATCCAATACTCCAATGCCTGATAATTGTATTAAACCTTCTTTTCCCTGATATACTTCCACTAATCCATCAATCAATCCACCAATCGAATCATAATATTCACCCAATGCAACATGCGCTGAATGCGAACCTATTCCTTTAACTCCTAAATGAAATGAGTGAGATTGTGTTCTACTTTGTAATAATAATGATGCTAATTCTTCCATTTATTTTAATTTTTTACAACTTTTACATTCTTGCAATCCAAGTCTTTGTTTCATAACATCTTCGGATACATCTGCAATTTCAAAATATCTTCCTAAAACATGCCCCATATCTTCGTATAGAGATTCTAATCTTTGCTCTTGTGCTTTTGCTTCAATTGATTCTTTTTCAAATGCGGCTTGTAACTTTTTAAGTTCATTCATATTTCTCTTAATAGTTACTCTATCGAACCAATCACCACCCTCTCTTAAAGTATATTCTTGTGCAGCATCTGCAATACCACCCAAAGTTTCAGCAACTTGTCTAATATCAGATTTTCTACTCATTGCTTCCCTATGCTGACCATAAGTGGAAATAATTTCCAAAAAATGTTTTTTTAATTCAGTTGGAAGTTGTTGAAATTCTTCAGCTTCACTTAGTAAATCCTTTAAACGTATCATATACTATTTATTTAAAATATCGTTTTTCTTAATTTTTTGAATATATCTCATCAATTCTTGCTTATCCATTCCCATTGCATCTATTACTCTTGCTAATACAAGAATTTCCTTTTTACGATTGAGATTCATACCTTTTATTTGAGATACCATTTTATCCAAATATCTTTCTACCGATTGAGGTAATGTTGTATCCAAATCATCCAATGATTCGTTTAAATGCAAGCTTCGTTGTGCATTGGTTAAACCATCAATGATTGATTGTAAACCACCCTTAACACCATTGGTGTCTTTATCTTTAACTCTTTTGTCTAAAATTTTTGTATTTGCTTTTAGAAAGTTAATGATTGCATTTTCAACTGCATTCCATTTAATTTCTTCTTCGCTTATTGAAGTTTTATTAATTTGCTTTCCAGGTACTAAGTTTACTAATTTCATATTTGTTAGTTTATTTCAATTATAATTTCTCTCATTAAATCCTGAGCTTTACACCACTTACCACATTCATCTGCAATTTGCTTCCATTGTTTAGATTCATTTACAGGTGCCATAAATGCTCCATGTGTTGATGGATTTGATACAAAATCCCATCCAACCAATTCAAAGTCTTCCTGAACCATTACAGTACCATCTCTAAGTTCTTTTACTGAACCCAATCCTCTTGAAGAAATTCCCAAACGAATATTATTTTTTAATAATTCTCTAAGGATATTTCCGGATGGAGTTGATAAAATTTCCACAGTACCACACACATCATCACCTTCCCACCAAATTTCTCTAATATTATGTGATACATTTTTTAAATTAATAACAGGAGAATCCGGATGGTCTAACTCACCCAATGCTCTTCTCTCTTTAATTAATTGATTGTATTTTTCACACTCTCTAATTAAGATTTCTTTTGGATATCTTCTATGATTTTGATTAGGCGCTCCAGCTCTCTGCAAGATACCTTTTACCAAATAAGTTCCATTATCTTCTTGTTGAAGTTTTGCTTCAAATAAATGGGTTTCTATCAATAATCCTTTATTCATCTTATTTTATATCTTTTTTTACTTTGTCAACTATCTTATCCGTAATTGCTGAATCATTCCAAGACTTTATTATAATTGTCTTTAATTCATTCTTTATTTCGGTTTCAGTTAAATCACCATTCGTTTTATCACTCATTTTTATAATCAGAGTTTGTACATATGGCAATTCTACTATTTTATTAGCAGTTGCGTTATCAATTCCATTTTTTGGTTCAATTAAATTTGCTATATCATCTATTACTTTTTTATTATTTGATATAGAATCTAAAATCCCTTTAATCTCATTTTTATATTTCGATTTACCTTGAAAGTATTTCATACCTTTCTCAACCAAATCTACCATATAATAAAAAATAATCTTACCAATTATAATACTACTCAATGTGGTTAGTATTCCAATTGCAAGATTCTCATTTACTTTTTTTTTTGAGCCCCTTCATTTTTGGCTCTTAATGCTGCTAAATCACTAGCTTCGATTTCACCATCTTTATCGGTATCTAACTTTTCCTGATTACCAGGTAAGTTTTCATTATATCCTCTCAATCTACCTTCCGATTTTGCTTTATAAGCAGTATCTACGGCATTGAAGAATTTCTTTTTTTCTTCATCGTTCATAGAGTTTATATCTTTACCGGTTTTATCTAACATATGTTTAAACAATTGTTGATAATCGTGTTCTTCTTTCACCACTTGCCTAACAAGTTCTTTTAATTGAGATACTTTCATTATTCTGAAATTTGTCTAATTTTTTGGTCTAATTTTAATAATCGTTCTTTTATACTATAAATATGATTATTTGTTCTTTTCCAATAACTTTTGTTATTCACACCACTTTCATTCTTAATCTTACCATACCAATTAAGAAATCTTTCCATTTCTTTTAATTGCTTATTAATATTAGATATACCTCTACCAATTTTAGATTGAGCAGTTGATTCATCTTGTTTTAATTCTAACCAACGATTTTCATTAACTACACTATATCCAGTCAAATCGGCTTGTCTTTTACCTTTAGATTTTTCATCTTCTTTTTTACCAAATGCAAATGGAGTATTATATTCACCAGCTGCTCCACTAGTAGTCATCTCATCCACATCAGCTTTCAATTCAACATCTTTATACATACCACTTACTTTGGCATCCAATTCATCTGCGAATTTCTTTTTAAGAGTTTGTAGTTGTTTTAAACGTTCAACAGCTTTCTTTTCGTTTGAAGTTCCTTTTGATTTTTTATAAAATTCCAATGTTTGAGCAATAGCATCAACGGTTTTCATATAATCGTTTTGAATGGATTTAACTCCTCTCAATTCGTTTATCACCATTTCTTTTACGTGGTCTGGTAATCCTTTATGTTTGGTAGATGCAAAATCCTTAGCGGCTTTATCATCCATATCTTTTGATACTTTGGCAACTTCCGGTGATGCAGGTGTTTCTCCTTTATCAGCGGCGTGAACCATACCCATAAATCTTTGTTGTGCTTTTGATTGTGCTGGCATTTGGATAGATTTAAGCTAATATATAAACAGAACCACCATTGGTTACTGAAATACTTCTAGGATGACATGGAAATGGTTGACCTGCTACTAAATGTTCCAATGCGATTGTTGGATGAACACTACTACCAGTTCCAAATCCTTCCAATGTTACAGTACCCGTTACACCACTTACTGGTAATATTCCCCATGCATTATTTATCAATCCAGCCGAACCAGATGTTACTAATTTTGAATTGAATGTTCTATAATTTGTCATTTTATTTTTTTATGGATTGTTTTAATTCATTTAGTAATTCATAGGTCATCATCATTGCGGATAAATGTTGCTCTTTTATTTTTTTAGCAGTTTTTATCTTTTTAATATTTGCAATTGTTTCTGCTAATTTAATTTTAGTAACTTTATCGGAAATTTTTGAACCAACTTCTTTTAGATTGTTTACTAAATTAGTTATTTCTTGTGAAACATATTGATTTAATTTACCAGTATTATTAATATTATTTATATATTCTCTTAATAATTCTTTTTGTTCTACCGATAAATTTTTATATTTCGTATTAAATGATTCTACTAATAATTTATAAGATACTGCTCTCAAATCTTCATCTTGTTTTCTATACTCTTCTAAAACCGCATCTTTAACTTTAGCATCTTTGTTTTGGATAGATGAATTTATAATACTTTCAGTTATAGTAAATCGAGAATTTACTATATCGGTTGGTTCATATTGTTCATCGGTAGATACTACTTCAAATATTTTATAAATAGATGCCAACGTTTTATAATTTGAAATTGGAGATTTAATAAATTCATCCAAACCATAGGTTTCTTTAATTTCTTTAATAAGATTATATTTTTCTTTTGTAAGTTTTTTCTCGTCCAATCGTTTACGAGCTTCTAATATGGTATCGATGAATTTTTCAGCTTTACTTTCTGAATTATATTTTTCATTGATTAAATACTGATATAATTTTAATTCTTTAGATAATTCTTTTTTTGTATTAAAATGCTCTTTTAAAATCTTTTCAGCAATTGATTTATTGGATGACATGATTTCTGATGTAATCTGTCTTACAAGTAATTCAAATATAAATCCCGTATTTTTAAACTTCGAATGTTTTATTTTTTTCATCAATTTTTCTAATTTGTCAGATATAAATATATTTTTCTATTGGTTTATTACTCTTTTGTTAAATCTTCTGTCAAAATCTTCTTTTTATTACCATTCATATCTTTAAATATTTCAAAATATGAATTTTTTCTAGGTTTGTATCCTACAGAATCTTCTTTTTGTTTAAGAGTTTTTATTCCCAACGGGTCTCTTCCCTCCGGATGGTCATCTTTACCATATCTAACCGGGTCTTTTGGTCTACCAACATTTCCTTCTAATTCCATCTTCAATTTATCTAATTCCTCTTCCACATTAGTTGGCCCACCTTCTACACCTGTTTCTTTTGCTGGGTCAATACCCTGCGTTTCTATTGATGTTAATCTAAATGCCTGTTTTACATCATCCAATACTTGCAATGTCATATCATCCTGCTCATCTTTAGCCATTCCTAAAATAGATTCATACATCCATTCTTTAGAAACCATCTTAGTTTGTTGCATTTGTTGAATTAATGCTATTTTAGAAGTATATAATTCAACTTTTTCTTGTTCGTATATTTTAGATGGAACTGTCAATTCTAATGAAAAATTAGTTAATCTATCATCTTCAATACCTTGCGCATATAAGTGAACGATTGCAATTTTAGTCAATTCTGATATGATTACTTTTTGAATTCTTTCAATAGTTTTTGCAAACCTAACATCCATTGCAGCTAAAGTTGCTTTACCATTAGTATCTTCTTCGTATCCTAAATAAGCTTTTGGAATTTTTAAAGCGGCCATTAACTTACCTTTTAAGTAGTTAAGGTCATCAATCATATTATATTCCAAACCTTTCAATGTATCGATAGATGTACCATTATCGCTACCACGTACTGGCATATAGTAATCTTCAATTAAGTTTTGAACATTATATTTTAAGTTATATTCTCCTGTTCTCTCATCAACGAATGGAACTTTCTTAGATGCGTTGATAATTTTTTGCATGTAGTTATCAACTTCCGATGGTGGAATATTACCAACATCTACCTTAAATATTCTCTTTTCGGGAGCTCTCATCACTCTATGAATTAACATAGCATCCTCCATCAATTGTAATTGCTTCCAAACTCGTCTACCACCTTCAATCATAGATTTTCCGTAAGGTAAGAAGTTTGAATCTGAATTTAAACGGAAGTGAGCTATTTCATAGTTTTCATATTCTCTTTTCGCTGATTGACCAGCGTACATACTATTTGGATTTTGGTATGGTGCATATACAAATTTAACTCTTTGTGGATTTTCAACATCAAATCCTTCTATTCTACTCATTTCATATGTTGACATGGGTAGAACATTTACTATACCTAATTTTTCAGCCATTTCTAATTGTAAATAGAAATCGCCATATTTAACTAAGTTTCGTGTCCAAGGCCATAAATTAAATTCTATATTAAGAATATCATAAAACAAATTTTCTAAAATTTGCTTTATATTATCATCTTCATGATGTATTTTTATTATGTTTCCTTGTTCATTTTTAGCAGTACACTCATCAGCGTATATATCCAATGCAGAAGCCAAAATTGGGTCCATATCCATTGAATCATAATCTCTGAATAAGTCAATACGAACTTGTTGATAAGCCATTGCGGATTCTAATCCACCAGCCCCAGCCCCATAATTAGATACACGTAATCTAGCGTATCTATCTATAAGATTAGTAGTCATATTTTGATACTCATCCGTATCTATGACTTTAACACCCTTCTCTGTTTGTCTTACTATGGTGTTTGTTGAAAATAATTTTTGTAACCTACCGAATATTGATTTATCTGCCATTTTTTAATTTATATATAATTTACAAAGATAAGTAAAATTTTTGTTATTACCAACTATTTTACCACTTTCTACAAGACCAATATCTCGCTTTCCATCTTGGACCCGGCGTATCGCAATTATGTCTTGCTCTGAAAGATTTTCTTCTATCAGGATTACTTTTTTTAATTCTCATATTAGGGTCACCAAAGTTTACTTTAACAACATTACCTTTGTCGTTTTTTACATATACTTTGAATTTCTTAACATCGCCTTGCATTGGTTTACCCAATGTTACTTTTCTACCCTGATATTCTGCTTCGTATACACAATTACAATTAGCTTCTGCTAAGTAATTTTTATATTCTTTCATAAACTGAATGAATTCCTTCATATCGGCTTCGTTCTCTACATCATATTCAGTTGGCTCATTTTCATCAACTTCTTTAATAGGTACGCAGTTTGGGACCATCTTACCATTTTTCATCTTACCACCGATTTCTCTATAACCATCCCAACACTCATGTAATGCGTTTAATTCACCTAAACTTTCATTACAAGTTTTCCAACCACCACCTTTTCCTTTATAATTTTTTGCTGCCCAACCATTTGCATATGCAGATGGGTAAACATCGAATTTAGATTTTGCTGCTGCTTTTGATGCCGCCCATTTAGCTGGGTCTGTTGGACAATTCTTTTCTAAGAATAAATTTAGTTTTTCTTCTATGTTCATAGTTTCATTTTTTTTCTTTCCTGCACAATGTGCTTTTTGAGAGAAACCTTTTGGATTATTACAATTTATACTACTTTTGTATTTATCACTCCACTCTTCGTTTTTTGGTTTAGTAGAAACATATATAGGCGTTTTACCTTGTCCCTTACTATCTTTACCACCTCTACCCGCATCATTTTGTGCATCTCTCTTTCTACGAGTTGCACTTTCTTTTTCTTTTTTAGTCATACTAGCCGCTTTTGCAGCAGGTACACACTTTGCATAACCCTTCTTTTCTCCCGAAGTTCCACATGGTGGATGTTTACCATCAACTTTTTTGCCGATGTTTACCCATTTCTCTTTAAACCATTTATTTAAATCTTCGTTCATTTACAATAGTTTCAACATATAAATATATAAAATTTAACGAAGTAACCAAGTTAAGTTTTCAGTTTCACCTCTACCCACTTCCATTTGATATGGATTGTTAGTTTTTTGCCAATTTGATGCATATACACCCGTATTATTTTGAATAGTCGTTGCGTTTAACATTTGCTTTGTCAAATCAATCCCCTCTTGTCTTAATCTAAGTGCAGTATTACGGACCCATAATCCAATTGCCAACGCCATTGTAAGGTCATCATTATAACCTTTCATAGCTTCTGCTCTACCACCACTCCAAATAAATGTAAACATTTCATCTATTAATCGCTGTGAACGAATTATAATATCTTTATCATTCATATATGTATCTAATGCTGAAATGATAAGAGGACGAGTTTTGGATGTAGTAGAGAATCCAGCAACCATTTGCTTTTCATCTCTGTAATATTTGTTACTCATCTGTCTTTCGGTATCGATGTATTTCAAATCATTACTCATATAGAAAAGATTTTGATAACCTCTATTAATAATTTGTTGAATACATGCCCAACCCACATTTGAATTCTCCACAACCAATAAAGCATTATTATATTCAGTTGCCAATGCGGTTAAGAAATTTCCAAAATCTTTTGTTTCAATCTTACCTCTATATTCAGCCACTTGCGATGAATCTTCAATATCAATCACTTGCGCAGTTGAAAAATCGGCACCATCGCCTCTGGCAACGTCAGCTGATATCATATATTGTCTATTATAATTTGGATGTTCCCAAACCCATAAATTATTATCAAACCCTCTCTTTTCAATCGGGTCCATTACATATGTATCTTTGTACCAAGTTAATAATTCTGGCTCAATTACAGTATCACCCGAACCAATAAAGTCACAATCACATTCTTGTGCTGCTCCTTTAACTCCTAAAATTCTGGTTTGTTCATCTCTCCACGCTTGATTTCTTTCAGGGTGTACAGTCCAATGTAGATTAATACAATTGAAACCATTTTGACCGGCTTCACCTGCTACCCAAGTTTTATGGAAGAAGTTACCCACACCATTTGGTGTAGAAAGGATAATAGCAGAACCACCCGTTGATAGAGTTGATTGTGCTGATAACCAAATTTCATCGATATCTCTAATGAATGCCGCCTCATCCACAACTAATAGTGATAAGGCTTCCGAACGTCCTGCATCTGGAGAAGATGCGATTGCTTTTACTTGCGAACCATTTTTTAGTTTGAGTGATAGTTTGTTATCTTCAGCTGCTGCCGTTGAACCATCTCTCAACCACACTGGAAGTAAATCGTGCATAACTCTAACCTTTTCTACAAGATTTTTAGCTACTGTAACTTTAGTTGCGATAACCAATGCGTTGAAATCCTGATTGAATAACATTTTCCAAAGAATAAATCCAGCCGATAATGTCGATAATCCTAATTGTCTAGATTTAAGGATAATATTAAAACGATTTTCTTTAAAGTCCGTTAAACAATCTTCCTGGAAAGGATAAAGGTGAAAGGGAATTTTCCCCCTCACCGGATGTTGAATAACACAATACTTCTTCATAAAGTAAATGGGGTCTAATGCACATTTACGATATTCTTCAGCTATTATTTCTTTTAGACTTTTCGCTGGTTTCCCTTGAACTGCCATACTATTTTTTTAATCTAATCTTCCAATATACACCACCATTGATGTAAGGAGTGAATCCACCATTTGTACCATCCACTACTCTATTTGCAACACCAATTCCTAAATGATATAATTTATCCTTCTTTGTGTTTAAAATAACACCGGCTCCAACATGCGATACAACATCTTCTTTGTTGAATCCACCTTCGAATCCATAAAATACTTTTGTTTTAGGTAATTCTTTTACAATAGTTGTTTCTTTGATAGTTCTTTGTTTTACACTTGCGTTGAAAGTTCTACCTAAGATTTTGTTTTGTGAGATTGTATCCGTTACAGCCACAGTTCCTAATGAATCAGGCAATACTAATACATCTTTATATAATACTTTTGAATAATAATCTTTAAGTAATGCGGCAGTATCTACATTAGCAGGAATAAGAACTTCTTTCTCAACGATTGTTTCGTGATAGATATCTTCACCTTTTTTAGTTACCACTTTAGTTTTAATTACATCGATTGTATCAATTTCATGTTTGATAACCTCATACTTTTTACCATCGATTCTAATAGTTTTGCCCGGCATAACTCCGCCTGGATTCCAAAGTTCTAATAATACAATTACCACTAATACTGCAATTGCAATGTTTTTAAAATTCAAAAATTTCTTCATAATTAATTTTTTATAAGCTCTGGGTGATTTAGTTCACATAACTTATCTTCTAATGCTGCTTTACGTTCCAACAGAGCTTCAATTGCATCGTAAGCACCATCAATATCTTTTTGTATATCTTCTTTTACTTTTTCAATATCAATATCCCAATCCCATTTACTAATAGTACCATCTTCATTTACCATTTCAATTTGTTTTCTAATACCATCCAATGCTTCTTCATACTGAGCCTTTATATCTCTGATATATGATAATTTATTTAATGATATTTTATAATCTTCATAAAATGGCCATGTTCCATCGGAACGTAGTTGGGATTCTTGTTTAGTAAGACATGAAACGCACAATGTAGTTCTAACGATTGCCTTCTTATCCGCTTTTGATAATGTTATAGTTTCGCATTCCGAATTAGAGCATGTACTTATTTTTTGTAAATAAGCTCTAACATCATCCATTTGAGTTTTATTTATTTTAAACCCTTCCTTTTGTTCCCACTCTTTACCATCCGCATCAGTCCAAACTTCTCCAACTTCTCTTTTTTGTTCGGATTGCTTTTCGTAACCAAATGTTGTTTGATTATCATCAGTTCTACCAAATACCGTATCTATAATTAATTTACGGGATTTGTGCATTCCCTTACTCTTTTCATCAAAACTCGTTCTTTTTGCCATAATATATTTTTTAATAACCTTTGTATATATGTATATATATTAAATTTTATTCGTAAAAAATACCTAAAATTTGATTTAATGGTGCGAATGTA